CCCCAGCCAATCAGCCAGCCTTCTCCATTAGCATCAAATAACAGAACACTTTCATTTGCTGGTGGCAGTTCAGCTGACACTGGTATTATTTTGTTTTCCAGTGCCGCACATTTAGCTTCAAGCGCGTCGAATTTACGTAACAGGTACTCAGCATTTGTTTCATTCACTTTCAGATCTCGCGGTACACATTTCCCGCGAAGAAACCCTTCCATTTCGAAAACATTCATGCGCATTTGCGTAACTCCGATAAATCGTTAAAACGTTCCATAAACATCCCGTAGGCATGACCCGGTGCCAGTGGAATCACGTTGAACATCTCTGTTGCCGGGATGCCTTCCAGTACAGGCCAGAAAGAGCCATCATCAAGCCCGAGATCGCGGCGTTCGGTTGCCAGCATGATGAGATCGGCATATTTCACGGGTGTACTCATAACTGGGGGTAACCCGTATTTCTCACGGATTACGGCGTCTATTTTTTCTTCCATCCGTTTATAGTCAGGAAGAAGGCGTTTCAGTGGTGCGGGAATGTCCTGGCAATACGCTTCTGTTGCATCATGCATTAACGCTTCAAAAGCAAATTCCTGCGGCACCAGCTGGCTGCAAAGAACCGCATGTTGGGCGACGCTGTAGAAGTGCGAAAGATGACCGGCAAAGCGACAGATATTTGAAAGGGAAACCGCGATATCGTTAATATCGATGTCGTCTTTATTTATCTTGTCATAATAAAAATGCTTCCCGGAAAAAGTTTTAATAAATGACATTTTGTTCTCCACGTATATGCACTGCACCGCGCTGAATTCTGGTAAAAGGAAGCCCTCACCATCCGGTGATTATTGAGTTAATTACGTTTCCATAAATGCCCCCGCAGGGGCATTTGCAGTAATGAAATCAGGCGGTGAAAGTACCAATAAAGGTTTCTACTTTGCTGTCTTTGAATTTCTCAACAAGCAGATCACGAAATTCGTTAGCCATTTCTTCCTGCACCGCTTCCAGCTGAATAATGCGCAGAACCAGTACAGGACGATCGCCAGTGATAATGCTGAGGCGTAATTTAAACGGACGTTCTTTCAGACCTTCAAACGGAACGCATTTAAATTCAAATGCCACTGGCATAATGTCTTTGGTCTTCGCTTCGACAGACTCCATCAGGGAGCGTTTGCCGCTGAAGTCATTATCTTCAAAATCAGCGGTCTGGTTTGCTTCAATCGTGATTTTACGGACTGCCGCAGCCGCTTTTGTTGCCTGAATAGCGTCACCATTAGCATCAAAGCCCACAAGGTAGTCGGCCCAGTCTTCGATCCATTCTGCCAGTGACTTCTGGGAGTTACGCTCGCCGTTAACAGACAACAGAGCAGAGAACGGTGCTGTCTTTTTCAGTTTGAGAGTGGCAGTGTTATCTGCGTGACCTGGCTCATCAATAGTACCCAGGTTAAGCACACTGACGGCACGCATATTATCGGCATCGATAAAGCAGCGGGTGCCTTCATCTGCAAGATCTTTAGAATAACGGGTAAAATCATCGATGCTGGCAGTGGAAAGTGCACCACGGAAACGGAAGCGATTTAAATTAAATTTTTCCAGATCATGAATGCGGAAATTCTCAGGCAATGCCACAGCATCGGCACCAATCTTACTGATAATTTCATTAACACCCTGAGCAGAAATAAGGGCATGGATTTGATTAATTGCGGTTGCGTCTAAGTTCTGAGACATAATAAGTCCTCACTATATAAAGATATTCAGTGATGAGATAAATAATCAGTTTATTACGAACGATATTAACGACCTGCTGCGCGGAGTTTTCCGTCAGGTTCACCGGCAAGAGTCAGTAATTGTCCCTGGTCTTCCTGCAGAATAGTCAGGCGACCACCTCGATTGACATACATCGGCGTTTCGGTGGTGTCTTCTTCGGAGATTTTCCCGCGGTTAGTCGGGCGAACATATGAGAGTTTGTGTTTGATTTTCACACGGTTCTCATCAAACGGTTCGATGTCCAGATTGACCGAGACTTTACCTTTGTTTTTCGTGTTCATCACACCGGAAGCGACTTCACTGAGAACTGCGCCGAGTTTGGTTTCAAATACGCCGCCGTCCAGTTCTACGATAAATACCTGCACATCAGTACTGCGTACGCTAGCCATTTTGCTGCTCCTCATCATACCGACCCTGCAAGGTCGGTTGGTTTCTCCACAAAACAGAGAAGAACACCTGCGGTGACAGCCGCCCGGATGGATTGGGTTATGAGCCCGTCGTCCGGTGATGCTCTTCTCTGTTTTGTAAAAAGAGCGGTACCAGCCGGAAGCAAGGGTACAAACTGGTACCGCCAAAGCAGTGGCTGTTGTGGTGGGGTTGTCACTCAGGCGTATGGTCAACCTGACAATCCGGTGTCCTCAACGGGGAAAGAGTAACCCCGCCATACTTACCGCCGCGCCATTTCGCGGATTACCACAACGCTGAGAGCACTTAGCCAGTTACGGCACCACACTTTGTCGCGGTTCCATAAATGCCCTCATCGTTGCACCCTGGTCTCTTCCCAGGCGTCAAACCGGATCGCCACGCTGGTTAGGCGTCTTATCAGCATCATCATTGACTTGCACATTCCGGCTACCTGGTTTGTTTGCCCGAGCAAGGAGTGGATTGTCCCCTTTAACGTCACCAGACCGCTAACGACGCATGTGCCATACGCCGTGTTACAACCAAATTTTGTTAGTACCTTGTTTGTATGTCTGGAAAGAAAGATAAAATGAAGTTGCGCATTATGCAAGTGTTTTTATTGCGAGATATGCAATTTGGTGGGTAATGAAAAGCCACCTTCTGGTGGCTAATTGATGTTGAGGTAGGGGTTAATTGTGTCGCTTAAGGGTTTGTGACTGACTGATTAAGACCTTTCCAAAGACCATAAACCGATGTTCGTTTTCGCTGGTAATTCCCCATTCGCGGTAAATCTGATTATCAGAAATTACCAGCAGTTTATCAGGTATCATTTGCAGTCGTTTGACGTAAATTTTATCATCAAAACCAAATACATATATACCATCCCCATCAAACTGATTGATACTGATATCAACGAAGATGAGATCTCCTGGCTCAATGGTTGGACACATACTGTCCCCACGAACGTTGATAACTTTAATGTGATTGGCTGGCCGTCCGCCAAACATCGATACAGCATTATCAGTTCTGTATTCAATGGCATGAATCACATCAATGACATCACCGCCCTGGATAAGGCCATTTCCCGCACTGGCACTGACATCCAGCATTTCAATACGGAATACATCCTTCACCTGCGCAACATCCTCACCAATACTGTTTTTACATACAGTATTACTTTTGACGTCTGAGGTAAAGAGATCAGCGATATCAACACCTAAGCTCCTGGCAATATTACTCAGGGCTTGTTCAGTGAATTGTTTCTGCTTACCTGTTTCCAGGCGTGAGATATTCGCCGCATCCACTCCTATTGCTTCAGCGAGATCGGCGATTTTCATGTTCTTCGCCTGGCGAAGTTGTCTGACTCGGTTTCCTATGTTCATGCGTTTATTACATTTCTTTATTGCGCGTTAAGCAAATCAACTTGCGCAAAATATTTGCGTGAAATAATATGCTCATCACGCAATATGTGGAGGTTATATGCAATCACCATTACGGAATGTGCGTAAGGCGCACGGATTTACTTTGCAGCATGTTGCTGCGGGCGTTCAGGTCAATCCAGCGACGCTGAGTCGTATTGAAAGACTGGAACAAATTCCATCTATCGATCTTGCAGAACGTCTGGCCAATTTTTTTAAGGGTGAAATCAGCGAAATGCAGATTCTTTATCCGGCACGTTTTCAATCTAGCCAAAACCAGAATGGGTTTAAACCACAGGAACAGGAGGTAAGCCGTGGGTAATCATCACTGGAAAGTGGAAAAACAGCCTGAGTGGTACGTGAAAGCTGTCAGAAAAACTATCGCGGCGTTGCCGGGGGGTTACGCTGAAGCTGCTGAGTGGCTGGATGTAACAGAGAACGCATTATTCAACCGCCTTCGTGCAGATGGCGATCAGATTTTCCCGCTGGGATGGGCAATGGTTTTACAGCGTGCGGCTGGCACTCACTACATTGCGGATGCTGTCGCACAGTCTGCTGGTGGGGTGTTCGTATCGCTTCCTGAAATTGAGGCAGTAGAGAACGCCGATATAAACCAGCGCCTGCTGGAAGTCATTGAACAGATCGGCAGTTATTCCAGACAGATTCGTTCAGCAATCGAAGACGGTGTAGTGGAACCGCATGAGAAGACAGCAATTAACGACGAACTGTATCTTTCAATTTCGAAGCTCCAGGAGCATGCAGCACTGGTCTACAAAATCTTCTGCGCTCCAGAAAAGAGTAACGCCCGCGAGTGTGCAGCTCCGGGCGTCGTGGCGTCGATTGCTTCTGGTTGTGGAGAAACTAACGCATGAATAGTTTAACGGCAAATAACCGTTTGTCGCAACAGCTGGTGGTCAGCGTCGCTGAACACCTGTTGTTACGGCATGAATGCAGATTACCAAATCACCTGGCTGTAAGTAACCACAGAGAACTTTACCTGACTGTGGGGGGCGAGTTGTGCAGGAACTTAACCGCTGGTTTCGTGACGGAAGAGGGCTTTATGTCCATGTTATTCGTTGGGAGCCAGAAACACAGCGCGTTATCTATCTTCGCAAAGACTACCCGCATGAGTGCTTTAGTCCTTTGTGGAAATTCAGGCGTGATTTTGTTGAGTGTGAAGGACCACCAGCATATTGATTCTGCAATTCCGGGACGTTACACTGTTCAGGCACCTTATAAAGCGGGTGCCGGGATTGGCGTCCTGAAATTCGCACATGCGCATAACCGCGCTTCAGCGGTTTTTTTGCGCACGTTTCCTCACATCCAAATTATGGTGGGGCGTGCAGGGGCATCGAAAGATGCGCCGGGGTCATGTGCGACCGGTTACGCCAACCCTGTACGTCTCACCACCTCTGTGATTGGCGTCCCATGTGGTGAGTTTTCAAAATTCGCACATGAGGATGTCACTATGGCAACCACCCCTACCCAAACTCACCCTAAAATTGATGTTATCCATGGGAAGGCTGTTACCTCTTCTTTGGCCGTTGCCGAATATTTCTGCAAGCAGCACAAAAACGTTATTCAAAAAATCCAGACGCTTGAGTGCTCTGTTGAATTCACTGAGCTGAATTTTCAGCCCAGTGATTACACCGATTGCACAGGCCGCAAACTCCCTTGTTACCAAATCACCCGCGACGGTTTTGCGTTTCTTGCCATGGGCTTCACGGGGAAACGTGCTGCCCGGTTCAAAGAGGCATACATCAATGCCTTTAACCAGATGGAGAAACAGCTTTCAAATCCCTCTGTACTGAGCGACGTTGCACATAACGCCAGCGTTCTCTATTCCTACATTTCATCAATTCATCAGGTCTGGCTGCAGCAGCTTTATCCTATGTTGGCAAAAGCCGAATCTCCGCTGGCTGTTAGCTTGTATGACTATATTAATGATGCTTCGGCGCTGGCCTGCCTCATAAATTTGTCGCTGAATCCTTCAGAGGTAAGGGGGCGTAAATGATCCGGAATATTTTCAAACTGTTTACCAATCGCCACCAGCATATTGATTCTGCAATTCCGGGACGTTACACTGTTCAGGCACCTTATAAAGCGGGTGCCGGGATTGGCGTCCTGAAATTGTCAACGGCGATGTATGACGCGCCAGCGTCTTTTTTATCGTCCGCATTTGCTCACATCCAGATTATGGTGGGCTGGGCGGGGGCACCGAAAGGTGCGCCGGTCTCCGTTGACGCCGGTTACGCCAACCCCGTCCAGTTCACCACCAGTGAAATTGGCGTTTCCGGTGGTGGAAGTTTTTCCCTGTCAACGGAGGCTGCCATCATGGCTACGATCCCAGCCCTCACTCAACCTGAAATCACCATTGACAACGGCCAGGCCGTTACCACTTCTTTGGCTGTTGCCAACTTCTTCTCCAAGCGTCACGACGATGTGCTGAAAAAGATCCGCACTCTGGATTGTTCCCCTGAGTTTTGTGCCCGCAATTTTGCGGAGACATCGATTTCGGTAAATCAACCGAACGGTGGTACACGCAAGCTCCTTTGCTATCAAATCACACGAGACGGTTTTGCGTTTCTTGCTATGGGTTTCACGGGTAAACGTGCTGCCCGGTTCAAAGAGGCATACATCAATGCCTTTAACCAGATGGAAAAACTGCTTTCAAAGCCATCCACGCTGAGCGATGCCGCAGATAACGCCAGCGTGCTTTACTCCCACCTGTCGGTAATCCACAAGGTCTGGCTGCAGCAGCTTTATCCCATGTTGGCAAAAGCCGAATCCCCGCTGGCTGTAAGTCTGTATGACCGCATCAACGACGCGGCGCTACTGGCCAGTCTCATAAATTTGTCGCTGAACCCTTCAGAGGTAAGGGGGCGTAAATGATCCGGAATATTTTCAAACGGTTTACCAATCATACTTTCCGTTGTCCTCGTCCGGGTCAGTGGTACACCACGCCTGCAGGGCATGTTCTACGTGTTAGCCTGGTTGACCGTGAATGTCAGAAGGTGATTTGTGAACCGCTGGGCCGTAATTACCGCGTCAGTATGCCGCTTATAGCCTTTCGCTCCGGAAAAAACATGAAGCATCTCGGAGGTGCTGCATGAGTATGGAGTTGATGGTTAAAGCGATGAAAATTCGAGTGGGAAATCCATTGCGAAAACTGGTTCTGATTAAGCTGGCTGATAATGCCAGCGATCAGGGTGAGTGCTGGCCCAGCTACCAGCATATTGCTGACCAGTGCGAGATTAGCAAACGTTCTGTGATGAATCATATTGCGGCCCTTTGTGAGTCCGGGCTGGTAAAAAAAGTCACCCGGAAAGGTGAAAAAGGTAACTCAAGTAATATCTATCTCCTTCATCTTGATGGTGCAGGAGATTCACTAGGGGGTAGTGCAAATAATTCACTATCTGGTGCAGCAAATTCACCAGGTAGTGCAGGAGTTGCACCAGGGGGTAGTGCAGGAGATTCACCCAGAACCAGTCACTCTTTTGAACCAGTCAAAGAACCAGTCAATGAACCAATAGCTGTTGGTGCATCTGCTGATGAGTCTGTGCGAGTTCGTTCAAACCGACCGGAATACTCTCCGGAGTTTGAGCAGGCATGGCTGGCCTATCCAAAACGTGCTGGTGGCAATTCAAAATCTGCAGCCTTCAAAGCCTGGAAAGCCCGTTTGAATGAGGGGGTAAACCCCGAAACCATGCTGGAAGGTGTGAAACGCTACGCGGGCTGGGTATCTGCGATGGGTAACAGCGGCACACAATTTGTGAAACAGGCTGTCACGTTCTTTGGCCCGGATCGTCATTTCGAAGAATCCTGGGAAGTTCCTGCGGTATCTGCAGTCAGACGCGAGGACCCGTACTTCAAAGCCAGTTACGACAACGTGGACTACAGCCAGATCCCGGAAGGATTCAGGGGGTGATCATGAGTCTTTTGAATGAAGTTCAGAAATTCATTGAAGCCCATCCGGGCTGTACTTCCGGAGACATTGCGGATGCTTTTGCTGGTTACTCACGGCAGCGCGTTCTGCAGTCAGCAAGCAAGTTACGTCAGAGTGGGCGTGTGGCTCACCGTTGTGAAGGAGATACACGCAGACATTTCCCACGCCTGACTGAGAGAGCGCAGGATCCGGAACCACAACCAGTTCGTGAAACCAGACCTGTGCGCAATTTCTATGTCGGCACTAACGATCCCCGTGTGATTTTGTGCCTGACCCGCCAGGCTGAAGAACTGGAGTCCAGGGGCTTATACCGTCGTGCTGCAACGGTGTGGATGGCGGCATTCCGTGAAAGCCACTCCCAGCCAGAACGAAACAATTTTCTGGCACGTCGTGAGCGGTGCTTACGGAAAAGCAGCAAGCGCGCTGCATCGGGTGAAGAGTGGTATCTGTCAGGGAATTTCGTGGGGGCTTAATGAGTAATAAATATTGCCAGGCGCTGGTGGAACTGCGGAACAAACCAGCCCATGAACTGAAGGAAGTGGGCGATCAGTGGCGCACGCCGGACAACATTTTCTGGGGAATTAACACCCTGTTTGGCCCGTTTGTTCTGGATCTGTTCACTGACGGTGATAACGCCAAATGTGCTGCGTATTACACTGCGGAAGACAACGCGCTGGCGCATGACTGGTCTGAACGTCTTGCGGAGCTTAAAGGTGCTGCCTTTGGTAATCCCCCGTACAGCCGCGCCAGTCAGCATGAGGGGCAATACATCACCGGCATGCGTTACATCATGAAACATGCCAGTGCCATGCGTGATAAAGGCGGGCGCTATGTTTTCCTGATCAAAGCTGCCACCAGCGAAGTGTGGTGGCCGGAAGATGCAGATCATATTGCTTTTATTCGCGGGCGTATTGGTTTTGAACTGCCTGCCTGGTTTATCCCGAAAGACGAAAAGCAGGTGCCAACAGGTGCTTTCTTCGCTGGTGCTATTGCTGTTTTCGACAAGACCTGGAAGGGACCGGCAATCAGCTACATAGGGCGCGATGAACTTGAGGCATGTGGTGAGGCGTTTCTGGCGCAGGTTCGCCAGCAGGCGGAAAAACTGGTCAGGGAGATGGCGGCATGACGACGTTAACTCAATGCCAGCAGCAGGTGCTGGATATGCTGATTTCTTATCAGAAAGAACGTGGCTTCCCGCCAACCAATCAGGAGGTGGCAACCATGCTGGGATACCGTTCGGTGAATGCAGCGGTGGAGCATCTTCGCGCACTGGAGAAAAAAGGCGTCATCACGATAAAGCGTGGCGTGGCCCGGGGGATAACGCTTCATACTGCGATGAAGGACGACGACAGCGAGGCGGTCGGGATTATCCGCGCACTGCTTGCCGGTGAGGAAAACGCAAGGCTGCGTGCAACCCACTGGTTACATGAGAGGGGCCTGAAAGTATGAAGCTAATACTGCCTTTTCCGCCCAGCGTGAACACGTACTGGCGACACCCCAACAAAGGGGCGTTTGCTGGTAAGAGCCTGATAAGCGCGGCGGGGCGAAAATTCCAGAGCGCGGCGTGTGCAGCAATAGTTGAGCAGTTACGTCGTCTGCCGAAACCAACGTCGGCACCTGCTTCAGTGGAGATCGTGTTGTTTCCTCCGGATAACCGGATCCGCGATCTGGACAACTATAACAAGGCGCTGTTTGACGCCCTGACCCACGCGGGTGTGTGGGAAGACGACAGTCAGGTGAAAAGAATGCTGGTGGAGTGGGGACCGGTTATCCCGGAGGGGAAGGTCGAGATCACTATCAGTAAGTACGAAAAAGCGAGTTGCAAATTAGCAACTCGGTAACGGAATTGAGCAACACCCTAAATTTGGGTATTACCTCGTTAAAGATACTGTATTTATGAACAGTGTATCCTTGATAACTATTAAAAATCGCAGTAAGTTCATCCTGCATCAACGAAAAGGGAGTGCAGTCCCGCTCGTGGATAAAAATTTGTGGAGAAACCAATGAATCAGTTGCTTGTAATTGATGGCGTTTCTGTGCGCCAGTACTTCGAATCTAACTACTGTCTTAACGACCTTCAGAAAGCTGCTCTTCTTGCCGCTGGTGAGAATCGCTCCTCCCGTTCGCTGGAAGTTCACGAGTTTATGCGTCGTCCTGAAACGAAGGCTCTTGTGGAATTATTGGAAGAAGAAACTACGGGAGATTCCCGTAGTATTCCTGTCATCACCATTCAGGGGCGCAATGGTGGGACGTATGTCTGTAAAGAGCTGGTCTATGCATATGCAATGTGGATCAGCCCGGCATTCAGCTTAAAAGTGATACGTACTTTTGATGCGCTTCATAATTCATCACCAGAAGAAACCACATCCGACAAAATTAAATCCGGGGTCATTCTGCTTGAATCAGCAGCAAAGACTCTAAATCTGTCAAACTCCTCGAAACTTGGTGCATACCAGAAATTATCAAAGGTAGCTGGTCTTCCTGAACTTATGCCGATCTATGCCATTGATGCACCTGCTGATGCGCCAGATGGTTCAAGCCGCCCTACGCTGTCGCTGAGTGCACTGCTGAAGCAGTATGGTATCCGCCTGACGGCTAATCAGGCATATCACCAGATGGCGAAGCTGGGGATCGTTGAACAACGCGAACGATACAGCCGTACCGCGATTAACAACATCAAAAAATTCTGGTCGCTGACCGCGAAAGGCTGCATGTTCGGCAAGAACATCACCAGTCCTGCAAATCCGCGCGAGACGCAGCCGCATTTCTTCGAATCCCGATTTCCTGAGCTGTTAAAGCTGCTCGATACCGTTCATTGAGGTGACTGTGAGAGCACTACTGACCCCTGAAATTGCCCCGCGTATGGGGATCGTATTGTTCAGGCCAGGTTCAGAGCTGATGCCCCTGTTTATGCAGGGGCGTGTCCTGCTGGAGCCTGAGCCGGAGCGTTATTCATCTTTCGCCAGTGGTGCCGTTCCGGCGGCATCACAACCGCTGGCGGATGATCCTGCCGTTCGGGCCGTGTTCCGCCATGAGGCAGTGATCCGTCGTGCTGGTGGCGTGGAATGTCTTGAAAGCTGGTTACTTCGTGAAAAAGGCTGCCAGTGGCCTCATTCCGGATGGCACAGCGAGAACATGACCACAATGCGACACGCTCCGGGTGCAATCCGTCTGTGCTGGCACTGCGATAACCAGCTGCGCGATCAGTTCACGGAACGGCTGGAATCAATGGCAACGGATAACTGTGCCCGCTGGGTGTTGTCTGTTGTGCGTCGGGATCTCGGTTTTGATGACAGTCACGTTGTGACAATGCCGGAACTGTGCTGGTGGCTGATTCGTAATGACCTGGCGGATGCCTTACCGGAAAGTGCAGCCCGTAAGGCACTGAGATTACCGAAGCCTGTTGTGCCGTCTGTCACCCGGGAAAGTGACCTTGTGCCTTCGGTTCCTGCCACCAGCATCATCCAGGATAAAGCGAAAAAGGTGCTGGCGCTGAAAGTGGATCCGGAGTCGCCGGAGTCTTTTATGTTACGCCCCAAACGTCGCCGCTGGGTTAATGAAAAGTACACGCGCTGGGTTAAGACGCAGCCGTGTGCATGTTGTGGAAAGCCTGCTGATGATCCCCACCACCTGATAGGCCACGGTCAGGGGGGAATGGGTACAAAAGCGCATGACCTCTTCGTGCTGCCTTTGTGCAGAAAGCATCACGACGAGCTGCATGCGGATACCGTGGCATTTGAAGAGAAGTATGGCTCCCAGCTGGAGCTGATATTTCGTTTTATCGATCGTGCGCTGGCAATAGGCGTGCTGGCCTGATTTTGTGGAGAAAGTTGATGCGTGATATTCAAATGGTTCTTGAACGTTGGGGGGCATGGGTGGCAAATAATCACGAGGATGTGGAATGGTCATCTGTTGCTGCAGGTTTTAAGGGATTAATTCCTTCGAAAGTAAAATCCCGCCCGCAATGTAGCGATGACGATGGCCTGATCATTAGCTCTGCGATGACAGTTCTTAAGAAAAAGGAACCGTATCAATACGAATTACTGGAAATGTATTATGTGTATGGGGTTACATTACGGGTGTTGGGGGTAAAACTGGGGATATCACTTAATCAGGTTGTTATCAGACTGCAGAAAGCTGAAGGGTTTATTGACGGTTGTCTGGCAATGTTGGGGGTATCTTTAGAAATTGATTGTTACATATAGTAATAAATTCAATCAAAGTAAATAATCATATTTTATTATAACCTCCTGATGATACCTGTTCATTGGGAGGTTATTATGGATAAAAATGTAGAGCATGTATTAGTTGATGCAATTGAAAATAAGCAATCTTTAACAGTCGTTTACTTAGGAGGGAGCCAGCCCGGAACATTAAGGAATATTTCTCCGATTAGTATAAATGGGGATAAATTGCGGGCAAGATGCCATAGTTCTGGAGCAGTAAAGGTTTTCAATCTTGGGAAAATACAGTTACCCAGTGACTCCTGCGCGGTATCTATGCACTATGGAGATTTAGAAGTTAAAGCTTATGAGACGATGCAGAGCGTAAATGACAACTTTCATGCCCTTTATCCTGAAGGACGATGGGGTGTTGATTTTAATGAGCATCGCTTTGCTTTATTTGATTTTTTTAAAAACGGGAAACGAAAAAAAACGGCATTTATGGCAATTGAGTTCAGGGAAAGAGATGAAGAGAAAATAATAACAGGTGTAACAATTGATATTGGTATATCTGGAACAGTGATTTCTGAGAAGTCCCGAATCCCAAAAAGACGACCATGGGTAGTGGTTGGTCCCGAACACGGAGAATACAGTACTTATTCAACTTTGGACAAGGCTGCTACAGCGTTTTTTGAGAGGCTTTCGTTGATAGCATCCGGCCTGGAAGATAATTGATTTTATGTTTGGTATTCAGAGTTCGCCGTGCTTAAGAAAGTCAAGATTCTAAAAATACTGAATGAGCTACTTGTGTTATAACAAAAATGCTATTAGTGTGTTAAGAGTGGTTACTTCGCCACACAACTTAAACCCGCCACTGAGCGGGTTTTTTGTACCTGTAAACTTGGTGCAGTACAGTAAACACGCTGGTGGTCGTGAATACTGGCTTTTTATCTTGCTGGCTTTTTAGACAAGAGTTATTGGTATGTCACGTTAACCGGAAAGGGTAAAAAGACATGCTGAAACAGCAGGATATGACAGAAACCGCCAGAGTTGTGTTTGATGAATTAAGCGTTACCGAACCGGCGACAGTCGGGGAGATTGCGCAGAATACTTACCTTTCACGCGAACGCTGCCAGTTAATACTGACCCAGCTTGTTATGGCGGGTCTGGCAGACTATCAGTGCGGTTGTTACAGACGCCTTCAGTCCTGAAGGCTTTTTATTTGTGGTGAATGGGCGGCTGGTGGGGGGGCGACACCTGTCAGTCCTTTGCTTATGTGTTGATGATAATTTACCTTTTGGGGCTATAATTGAGCTAACCAATTGCTAATGAAAGTAAAATTATAATGGCTGTTGTCTGTTCAGTTATCATGGTTTGCTCCCCAATTAATATTTTTCTTGAAAAGGATACGTTGTCACTTAAGCCAGGCTCAGTTGTTCTGGCCACCAAATGCATCAGGGAGCTTTTCCTTATGCATTATGGCAAAGTTAAAATTGTCGATATAAGCGAATCCGTCGTAAGTCAATATCTGGAAAGTCAGCATAAGCTGACGAGGACTCGTCTGACTGACATTCCGCTTTACCTGTTGCTGGAACCCAACAATCCTGCGTTGGCTGCGGCTTTAATTACCAGCCAGGGATTTTCCGGAGAGGCCACGGATATGTTTCTTATGATGGCCTGCCTGTCTCTGTTTGAAACAGATGAACGGATGTCATTGTTTTTAAGTGGATGTTTATCCAGCATAAGTGCCAAAGTCAGGGCGATAATTCAGACAGATATATCAGCAAGCTGGACGCTTGGTGCGATTGCTCTACAGTTGCATATGAGTGAGAGTTTGTTAAAGACAAAACTGAAAAATGAAGGGGGCATGTTCAGTCGCTTGTTGCTGGAAGAGCGGATGCGTGTTGCTGTAAATATGTTATGTTCCCGGCATGGATATGGACAGGCTATAGCAGAAAAATGCGGTTATTCAAGCAGGTCCTACTTTATTTCTGTATTTCACCGCTATTATGGCTTCCCGCCAGACAGATATGTATCCAGGCAAGGGCTTGATTATTGATTTTCATCTGATTATTATTTTTTGGCTCGGCCCTTTAGCTCAGTGGTGAGAGCGAGCGATTCATAATCGCCAGGTCGCTGGTTCAAATCCAGCAAGGGCCACCATCACATACCGCCATTAGCTCATCAGGATAGAGC